GTATGCTGACGGCCCGGTCGTCGAGGATTGTTTCGACGGCGCTTTCAATGGTGCCGCGATATTCGATCTCTTGTGCCACGTCTTCGGCGGTTGGGATCTCTTCGGCGGTCTGCTCCAGCGAGTCGACGCGGTCGCGCAGGTCGTCGAGGTCGCCAGCCATTTCGACAAACACCGGCAGGGCGGCAATGGCGTCGGCCAGCGCTTGCAGCGGCGCAAGCGCTTTCTCCAGTCCGTAAGCGCGGCGGGTGGCAAGTTCTAACTTTTCACGCAAAGCGTCCGCGCTGTCGTCCGGCGAATTGGTCAAGTTATCCAGTAGATCGATAGTGCCGGTGTCGTTTGTGTCAACAGTCATGGTTTCTTTCTCCGTGTTAATCGGGCGTGATTGCCCGCCGCCTTTATCTCATAAGGTCGCATACGATGCAAACGAAAAAGGGCGGCCCGAAAGCCGCCCCGATTTCGTCGGTTATGTCGCGGGGTTTACGCGACCAGCTCTAGCGCCGCCTTGTAAGCTTTTTGCTTAAGCTTTCCGCCCGTGCCATCGCCGAACAGGTTTGACGCGATGTTATGCTGAACGCCCCGATTCTTGACCGGCTTCTGGTCCGAGAGCCAAGTAATCGTATTGAACGCGCCCCACAACGTGCCCTCGGCGGTGCCGAGATCATGGCCGGGGTTGATGCCCGCCGTCGGGGCGGTAGTAACATCAGCGGGCAGATCGGCATTAGCGACGCCCCGGGCGATCTGGTCCAACCTGTCCGCAACGTACAGATTAACGTCGGCGGCGTCGTCTTTCCCGACGGGAAGAAAATCGCGCCCACGATAATATGAAAGCGCTTTTCGGACGCCCTCGGACTGGCGCACCTTGCCATCGGATTCGGTCTTTTCTTTCCCGCCGATCACAGCGCGGAAATAGTCCAGCGCTTCAACGTCAGTTAAGGCGCGGGCCGCTAAACGGCGGGCGGTTTCAACGTACGCCCCGAACTGGTCGTCTTGTAAACCGAGCGCCGTCTCGACGGCGTGCGGGTCAAGTTCCACTCGGTGATCGTGCCGAAATATGTCGGCGTCTTTTTCCGACAAGGCAAACGTCAACGTGTTGTTACACACAACGCGGGTGGATACGTTCGCGAAGGTGTTGGCGTCTTTGCCAGTGTGCCGAACGGTAAACAAGGGCCGCGCGGCAATCGCATCGCCGGGGCCGATCTCTTCAACGCGGTCGGTCTCCAACTGGACCCATGCCGCTGCGCCGTCGAACAACGCGCCCGCCGTAACAATGTCAAAGCCGTGCCGGTCCCGGAGTCGGTCCGCCATATCTAATATGGCGCTATTCTGGACCGGCTGCCATTGCCCCGCAATATAAGGGCCGGTGACATGGTTATTGTCGGTCCGCTCTATATAGAAAGAGTCCGGAATCGGCGTCCCGTCCGCCCGGTGATTCGGGCGGCACGCAACCTCGAAATTGAGCCCGGCGGCGTCGGCCCATGTCTCAATTGAGGCATGGGGCGCGACGGTTTGGGGGTTGGTCTCCGGCGCATGCCATGGGGCCGCGTCGGTCTCCCTATAAGCCATTGCAATTCTGCCGTCGGTCTGTGTTGCTAATTCGTGAGACATTTGGTTTTTCTCCATAAAAAAAACGGGGCAGGATTACCCCGCCCCGATGTTCTCGCATAATGTCGCGTAACGTGTCAACGGTTTAATTTATGCCGCGTTAACCCGTCCGATATCGCCCGCAATGTGAGGTCGCACAATAGTATGCGGTCGCAGCGTTTTGATGAATGCCCGGTGCGCGTCGGCGTCGGACTGTTTCGGCTTTTCGCGATTGGATAAGCCGCGCCAGTGCAAAGCGACGTTTCCGCCGCCCGCGTAGCAGCCGCCCCGCTCGGCATTGTCTCCGGCTTTTCGTTTCGATGCACCGTGCGCGGTGAACACAATAAAGTAGTCCCGCTCGGCGCGGGAACATAACGGACGCCCGCCGCCGCAACTGGCGCAACCGATCCCGGTTTTTTCGTCGGGACAACGTACGCCCCGAACGCCGTTCGCGATTGTTACCTTGTCGCTATCGCGCCCGGTCCAATAATCGGCGGGCACGACGGCGACGCTGGCATTACCTAGCGCGGTCTCGTTTGCGGCGGCTTCAAGGGTCGGGGCGGAGTAATTAAAAGTACATTGCGCCCGGTCGCCGGTATTGCGTTCGGCCCATAGGTGCGGGGCAAAATGCGTGAACAAAAAAGCAAGCCCGCGCTTTGGCACGGAATGCCGAACGGCGCTTTCATACTCGCGGTCTATCTCGCGGGTTTTTGTTTCAACCGGTTTAAGCGGGCAGGTATCGGGGCAGGTGCCGTACATGTCGCCGGGGGCGGCGCGATACGTTACAGCGATCCCGGCGGTTTTTTTGGCGCGACTCGCGGCTGTACAATTAAGCATTTTTCTTCTCCTTGCGGATGCGTTCAAGCAACAAGCGTTGCGTTGTGGCGGCTGATGGTTTCGGGTACTGGCCGAACCGGCCCGGGCCGTTTTTCTTCGCCCGGGTGCGGTAGCGGTTAACAAATTTCGAATAGCTTTTATACATCGGCCCGCACCTCCCGATCATTCTTCAATTCCAGTCGCCGTGCGAGTTGGCACGTCCTGACTGGGACATGCTCGACCTCCCGTTTCAAAGCATCAATCGTGTTAGCAAGGTCGTTGATCTGGTGCGACAACTGCTTTACCTCAATTGCCAATCTTTCGGTTAGCGTCATTTGGTTTTTCTCCGTGGTATGGGTTAACTCCCATATACTAGGGCAAGAAAAAACCCGGCGTCAATACCGGGTTTAATCTTTTTTAATAACCGCGTCGTCGCGTTCGTCGTCGCGTTGTGCGTCGCATTGCACGGGGCGGTTTGGCGTTCGCGTATTTTTTCCAGTCGGGGCCGTATAGCAGGCGGCCTAATAGGCTAAACAGAAACATTACGAAGCCCCTTCAAGTTTAATTTTCATCGCTAAATTTCTCCATGGTTTTGCGATTGATGCGGGATGTAACGAAAGCGATGCCAGCGAAAATCACGAATCCCGTCCACGCGATAATCAGGTAATCGACGGCAAAGCCGGTAATGGCGTCATACTCCATGTCTTAGTTCCTCCGTAAGGTTGTTAGACTCGTCCGTTATATGGGATCGTATCGGACATATCAACCCCATAATTTCGTCCCAGTTATAGGGCGCTTCGACAAAGAGATCGGGCGGGCAGTCGGTGCCTTCCATTCGAACGTCAATAGCCTTGGAGGCGTGGTAGACTCGGACGGTGTCCGTCTGCTTCGCTTTCGACTGGCGGACCAGTATCCACGCGCTGCCGTTTTTGTGCAGGTCCATCCACGTCACCTGATGCGGCGATAGCTCTACCGCCCTGCCGCCAGTGTGCTTCAATTCGACAAAATGAAAGAGGCCTAATTCGTCTTGGATTACAACGTCAGGAACCCCCGGCGTCGCCCAAGTTTCCAGCCTCGTCATCGTCAGCTTGCGGCTGCTCTTCGATATCCCCTCCTTCATCGTCTTCCACAAGCCGCTTTCGCGCTTTGCGGCGGTTCGAGGTATTGTCCGGCTCTTCGGGAGTGATGTCGATGGTGATCGGGGCATAGCTCTGCTTTATCTCCTCTAGGGCTTTCAGTACTTCGTCTTTCGACATGGAGTCTATCGACCCGTGGCGAATCTCGCTTTTGCTAACGTAGATATCGCCCTGCGCTTGACCGCGACGATACTCCGCTTGGACCGCCGCGCTGTACGCGCCGTTCTGGAGCGCCATGTCTCGGATCGTTTGCAGGTCGCGCAGATGCCGCTGATAGGTTACCCCGAACTTAGCGTCAAGTTCGTCGCGGTAAGCCCGGATGGCCGCCACAACGTGCGGCGAGCGGTCAGGGTTCGTAAGTTCGTACGCCCGGCTATGGGCGCTGTTGGCGGGGTAGCCTGCGTTGATGGCGGCTTCCCGCAAGGTAATCTGCCCGTCCTTACTAACCAGTTCTTTAACAAACAGTTCCTGCTTTCGAGTCAGCTTTGTATTGACGCTGACCTTCTTTCGGCCTCGGGTCTCAACCCAGTTCGGGTCGTCCGATTTGCGTACGGTTTTACGCGGCATGGCGGGGTTTCTTTCGACAGTTAATCCGCACTAGGTTTTGCCACAAAACGCCTATTATATATAGGGCCTAAATCAATTTTTTGACAAAACCATTCGCTCGCGCGGGTTATACCGCATATTCCATGGAACACATGGAACAGAATCCGCTACATATGGAACAGCCTTTGTTCAGTGTTTTCAACGTGTTACTTGTTTTTGTTCCGTTGTTCCGCGTGTTCCACCCCAAAAATATTTTTTTTCGGAAAAAT